GGCAACACAAATGTATTTCCGCCTCAATGCACTGGACAGTTAGCCTGTTCGACTAACACGGACTGTACGATTGGTGCTCCATGCTCGTCTAATGCTGATTGTAGATTTTGCGCTGGCGGTGGCAATGACAATATTATTTTCGGATGCTTCACCAATTCGGATTGTGATGTACCAGACCTACGGATAAACGGGTCTGACCGTAGTGATTTCGGTGAATGTACGAACGACAACGGAACATACAGGCAGACTTGTGACACGGGTATTAATGAGTGTGTCTCTAACTGTGCGAGCAACGAGTGCATACAGTTTCCTAATTCGACAAAGGCTGTGTTATTGGACAACACTCGCTATTGCAGTGACGATGGAAGTCTTTGTGGTCCTCTCTCTCCTTGCACGACGGGGACGTGCGAGTTTGACCTTGCAGCGGGTGAGATAATTCGCCGTCAAGATAATTTACGTGCGATCACGCCATTTGGGGGATTCAATACTGCCGCGTGTCTGGATTCCGTGAACTGCGCGGGCGGCGTGTGCCTTTCAAGCACGACGCCATCACTCATGCAGAGCCGGTTCATGCGAATGCTTAAGGTCGCAAGCGAACGTAGCGTGCATTTGATTATCGTAGCCCAGCCGAGAGCGGTGAGAAATACCGCATTTGGCGCGTGCAATGTAGACGACGTTGCGTGTACTACAAACTCCGATTGCCCAGTTGGGGCGAGTTGCGGCGGTAACTCGCTATGCGAGGGTCAGTGTCAATATCCAATAGAAAGCCGAGATAAGACGTGCAGTAGTCATGCGGATTGTGATCAGAATAGCGGTCCCACATTTGGGACTGCCTCGGATCATTTAGATACGTTCACCTCAAACATAATCAATTACGCTAAAACGAACTCTGAATATTCCTACGCCGACTACGATAGGGCGTTTCATGTTCGTTGTCCCGGAAGGAATCATGCTGATTGCTTAGCCGATACAATTCACTGGGACGAAGAAGGATTTGAGGTAGCTCAGCATCTCATTCAGCAATGCTTACGAAATGACTTTGGGGCCTCGGACGGCGATTGCAATGTGCCCAACGCACATCATTGCACGACGAACGCGGATTGTGCGACCGGCACTCAGGAATATCCAATTTATTGTGACTCCAGTAATAAATGCACTGGAACGTGTACTCAAGGTGCTGACGGCGATAGCTGCCACCACGACAATGAGTGCTCGCTCTACAGTTGCACATTCGACTAACAGTCTAGGCGGTACGATATGGGAAACTCTTTATACGGCAAGGGCCGTGAGGCTTTTTTATCCGGCGACATTTCTTGGGACGGGGATAACATCAAGTGCCTGTTGGTTAACACCTCGGGCGGCGGGACTACATATGCAGTCGCCATCGACAGCGACCAGTTTCATAGCGACATACCGTCAGCGGCAATCGTAGCTACGTCGAGCAACCTGACAAGCAAAACAGTGACGCTGGGTGTGGCCGATGCCGATAACGTGACGTTCCCGTCCGTTCCGGCTGGCGCATATAGCGAAATAGAGGCTATCATAATTTACAAGGACACCGGCAGTAGCGCGACGAGCCCATTGATCGCCTACATCGACGAAGCGACGGGATTGCCAGTATTGCCGAATGGTGGAGATATTGTCGTGCAGTGGGATAACGGGGCGAATAAAATCTACAAGCTGTAGCCACCGATACGAGATACTGATAGCGCCATGAAAATGTAACAGAGGTAATTACATATGCCCCTTTTAGGATGGGATTATCATGTAGACGTAATCTATCAGCCTACGTCAATCCCATCGGGCGAGGCGTTCGGCAGCGCGACGATACAGCGGACGGTTACGCCGTCTAGTATTCTTTCAGAAGAATCGGTAGGTACTGGCCTTTTCATATTCAAGGCCGTAACAGTCCCCGGCATTACCTCGGCAGAGGTAGTCTCAACACAAGCCAAGCTCTCGATTGCGGTCGATCTGGTTGGCATACCTAGCGCTGAACAGTTTGGCGAACCGCCGCTTATAGGCAGCCGTCAATCCGTCAGTTTAACCAGAATACCGTCGGCTGAGGCGTTCGGAACGCCGTTCCTCGGAATCACGATTGAGGTCGCGTTCGGGCGAGTCTGGGAGGAGTTGGCTAGAACGCCGACGACGAGCCGCGAGTCCACCGACTACCCAGCAACGGGATCTGAAAGACTAAGAAAGCCTCGCATTTTGAACGAGATAGCTGCCGCATCGTACATACAAAATGAGTCGGTGCGTCACCCTCAAGTCGCGGACGAGTCCTTCCTAGTTAGTAGGAGAGAGTGGATTTAATGGAAACTATAGAAGCACCAGAAAGCTCCACTGTTAGATATACGGCGGTGCTAAAAGATGTTGACGGGACAGTAATACCGTCAGCAATCGTATCAACGATTACCGCGACGTTATACCTAGAGGATACGGCGGGGAATACAATCATTTCGGGCTGGAACGCGAGAGATATTTTCAACGCGAACGATTGCACCTTCGGGATTAGCGACGGACTCATAACGATATTTCTAGGGCCGTCTGACACAGCGATGACAGATACAACAAAGCAACGAGAGCGTTTAATTTGCGAGTACGTGTTCGTCTACGGTAGTGGCCCACAGAAAACAGGCAGGCATCGGTTCCGAGTCATCCTCGAAAATTACGGGAGTGTGTGATGGCGGTATTACAACTTTGTCATTTGAACGATGTCCTGAACTATCCCGGCATGGCGAATGTTGGTGACGAGGATAAAAACTGGGTTGAAAGACTGATCGCTGGGTTCAGTAAACGAGCCGAGATGCTGACCAACCGCTTGTTCTACAGAGAATCTAGGACACAGGACTTCAGCCCGGACATTAATCAGACAATCATCCAACTACCGGCTTTCGGCAATACGTCAGACACGATAACAAGTGTGTACGAGGACTTAGACAGGGAATGGACCCCCGGCACACTCATCAACTCTGCCGATTATTTTTATGATACGGACACCGGCCTCTTAGTGCGTGACCATTCGTACTGGCAACATGGACGTAATGTAATCAGGGTTACGTGGACAGGTGGCTTCGGAACCACGGTCGATGACGTACCAGACGACTTACGCATGGCGGCAATCATGCAATGTGCTTTTTGGTATCAGCGGCGCAACGAGTTGGGCGTAACGCAGCGGACTTCATCTGGGGGCGCAGTGTCCCTGACGAGCCCGAGCAAGCTGTTGCCAGAGGTTGAGGACGTAGTGTCGTTATACACGCTTTATACGTTCGACGGCGGGATCAAGGGCGGTAGGCGGTACTGAACGTGGCAATACAGAAATCCGGGGTCGCGTTCAGCATGACCCCCCCGCTGCGTAAAAAGCTATCTGAACTACGTAAAACTACGACTTATAAACGAGCCGCCGCACAAGCCCTTGAGCCTATCGGCAAAGAATTTAGTAAGAAAATCAAGGGAACGCTGTCGGAGGACTTCAGTAAGGGGAAAGAGTCTGGGCGGTATCCGCGTAGACGAAGCCGTCAGTTGCACAAAAGCATTGGCTATAGAACACTCAAGGGGAATAGGGAGAATCTTGGAACTTTACGTATAGGGGTCTTGAGTCGTCGCAAGAAACTTTTGATGGTAGCCAATGTCCAAGAGTTCGGAAAGGTAATCAAGAGGAAGCCGGGTGGGCCAAGACTAACCGTTCCACTAGACGCGGCCTTGAACGCCCGTGGCTTGAAAAAGTTCAGCGCGAGGGACGCGGAAAAGAAGTTTGCTGGGGGCACCTTCGCCAGCAAAGGGGTGATTTTCGGACGCCGTAAAAGTAAGCAAAGAAAAGACGATCCAAGAAAAATCGTACCGCTTTTTGCATTGCGCGAGTCTGTTAAGATTCCTGCACGTCCATTTATCAGGCCGCGTATTCCTGAAATACGCGAAGCGAGCACTGGGATTTTGCGCGAAATCGCAAGAAAAATACTCGCTAAATAGGCGCAACCAATGGCAATAACACTAAGCATACGCGAAAAAATCATGGTCAAGGTCAAGGAAAACCTTGAGCAAATATCACGCGACGATGACTATTCGTATGATATTCGGCAGGTGATTCGGACGAACTCAGATTTACCAGACCATCCCCCATTGCCGAGCATATTCGTGTACGAGGGCGAGGAGGACAAACAGCCGCTACGCAAAACACCTAATCAGGTGCAATGCACGCTGCCTGTCGCCGTTGTCTACGTTGCCGAGGATTATAACGAAACAGCAACTACGGCGAACGCTATGCTGACCGACGTAGTGCGAGCTATGGGAAGCTCGGTGCGTGTTGGCGATGCCGATGCGCCGACTCGTTATCAAGACGTAGAGATATACGAGATAAGCAACGAAATTGTGATCGACGACGTGAATAACCCGATTGTCTACGTGGTTGTAAACTTCGAGTTGTACTACTACCACTCACACGGGGATCTTACTAAAATACAAGTATGAGAAGCATAGACCTGATAAGCGAAAGATCAGATCCGCTTAGCACGAATGAGTTCGGTTATTCATACGCACGCAACACTATGCTTGAGGGCCTTGAGCGCGACGATTGGGACGTACTGGATACTGAGTCACCGTTTGCGTTTCATTTCACATCCCCACTTGGCTTCCGCCCTGTACGCGGCAAGTACAACGTATTGTACACAATGTGGGAATCTGACTCGATAGATGAGCAGTTTAAGTTACATTTGCATGAAGCGGATCTGATTATCGTGCCGACTAAGTATTGCGAGACGGTATTCTCTCAATACACCGATAGGCCGGTTCTGATTTCACCGCTCGGCGTCGATACGAAATCGTTTCAATACCGCAAGCGCGAAATGCCGAAAGGCAGGCCATTCAGGTTTTTTTGGTGCGGGGCGTGTAATCCGAGGAAAGGCTGGGAATCGCTAATAACGCTCTGGATGTCAACATTTATAAATACTCGTAGCTGCGAGCTTTACCTCAAGACAACATATGCTGGCTGCGAAATGATGACAGACCGCAACATGATCCTAGACAGTAGAGTTTTAGACCGAGAGGACTTACACAAGTTGTATTACGATGCGGACTGCTTCGTGTTCCCGCACTCAGGTGAGGGATTCGGGCTTACGCTGGCCGAGGCAATGGCGTCAGGGTTGCCGTGCATTACGACACGACACTCTGGGGTGCTCGATTTCACTAGCTCACACACTGTGCGTTACGTCGGATACGAGATGGCTGATAGGCAAGTCCGCATACGAAGCGCGCCCAGTGAGGAAGTGACCATATCAGCGCCTCAGCCCGACTTACAAGAGTGTGTAGATGCAATGGAGTGGGTCATTAAGAACAATCAAGCCGCGACCAAGATGGCACGAGCCGGTTCGCGCACAATTCACCGCAACTTTTCGTGGGAATCGGCGGGCGCTAAGTTTTCAGAGCTACTGGAACATGAGCTACCGAAACTTACAAAACTGCCGCCACTGGCGGCTTAGCAACAGGACTGGAGGATAGTAGAAATGGCAATTAAAAGTAGAATTACTAGGGCCACCTGCGTAACGGGAAGCGGCACCGCGCCCACCCCGGCCACCGATGGCTTTTTCCTTTACGACAATCTGGATATTGTCAGCTTGGACACAGCGACCACTGACATTAACCCCTTACGCGCTTCGTTCACAAAGACACCGAGCCTGATCGGGCGACAGCTCTACAACTTTTCAGGGAAGGTATTTTGCGATCAGCACGATACGGGTGAGTCGATTCGGTACAGCCCGTTACTGGAGTGCTGCGCCTTGGATGTTAACTTAAACTCGGGCTCGCTGGAGTACACGCCTCAATCGACGAGCTTAACTCAGTCCACTCTTTACATCGACCTGAATGGCGTTGAGTATCGGCTCGACCCGACTGTCGGTACTTTTACGATGGCGGGTACAGCGTCCGAGGGTGTCGAGATCAACTTCGACCTTCAGGGCGTTTACACCGCGCCCGTAGCAACGGCCAGTTTTACTGACTTCGACGCGGGGCCGTCCTCGGTTGAAACCCTTAAAGGAATCACGGCTAGCATCACCCCTGACGGGGGAAGCGCATACAACTGCGCTGGTGGCCTCATACTCAAGAGCTTTTCATTTACCCGTGGTGTGGAAATCGGAGAACGTCCTTCGGCGTGCGCTACGAACGGTCTGGCTGGGCTGGACATTGTGGACAGCAACCCGACGCTCGAACTCGTCATGGAGATGCCAAACTTGGGATCAGCTCTCGGCAACTACTACACTCAACTGACCAACTCGACCACGCACGCCGTATCGTTACAGTGGGGGTCGAACGCTCGTGGGATCTGGAAGCTCGACGCGGACCACGCACAGGTCACGAACATCGACACGCCGGACGGCGACGCCGGAAACCGGAACTTGGTGCTTAGCTACAAGTTGACGGATGCGGCGGCTGATGGCGGCGAGTTCAAGATCACCGTCGATCACACCCAGTAGCGGTTAGGCACACACAGACCTGTTGCCCAAAACAGTTTGTGGTATTACACTATGTTCCACAAACCAAGCACGGGGGCGTGTTTTATGCACGCCCCCGTGCAAGAGAGCAAGAGGTCATATGAGCATTATCGAAGTTGCGAACGAATCGCAGCGGTGTAGATTCCCGATTCCGGGATACCCTGATTTCATCGTCGAGGTGGAATATCTCGACCCACGTAAAATCAAGTCCTTAGCGAAAGCGGCTACAAAGCCGAAGTTCAACGAGGACACGAGGTCTTACGAGGACGAGGTAGACAACGAGGTACTGGCGAAGCTGATGACCGTCAACATGGTCAAAGGCTGGACTGGGCTCGATGTCGAGACGCTGAAAGACTTCGTTAATCTCTCAGAAGCGAGCGAACAGAAAATCAAGTCTGAGATGGACGGCATCGTACCGTTTTCTGAGGCGGATTTACATATGCTCGTGGATAACACGCCGACGAGGTTATTCATTGACCCCGTTACAAAAGTGGCGCTTGACCTCAAGCGCATCAGGGAGTTGAAGGAGGAATCCATGCTGGGAAACTCCGACGCCTCGCAGCCTACGTAAAAAACACTCGCTGGCCTCGTAATTGCGACGAGTGCCAAGAGTGGCGACGTATGGGTGTGAGGTTCGACCCCGATCCATGCAAACCTAGATGTATCTGGCTACGCTTTTCCAGAGAATCCCAAGAATGGTGGTCTATTTTCCAGACCGTTACTAAGCGTTGGGAAAACAAGGAAAAACACAAGACCTGCTACGAGCTTGACTGGCAAGCCGTTGACGTGGTGTTTGACTCTTATGATGTCAAGGACAAGCGTTTCGGTATTAACATTCTGTTTGTCATAATGAATCTATTGGATAATCCGACAGATTTGACGACCGAACAAGTGTTTGGCTGGGAGCCGTTAGACGGTGGCGACAGGTAGCGGAAAAGGCACAGACAACGAATTAGTATTAGGTATCCGTGTCGATGCTAAAGGCGCGGTGCAAGTCGTTGATTCATTCTCGAAAAAAGTCGAGAGTGCCGGTACAAGTGCGTCTAGCGCATCTAAGAAAGTAGATAATCTCTCCCGATCTGGAGAAAATCTCGGCGCATCATACTTCAAAGCTGGCGCGACACTCTTTGTTTTTAACCAAGCAATTAGTGCGCTAAACCCGTTATTCAGTCGGTTTGAGCGGAATTTATCGAACATTGCCGAAACAGGAATTGCTTTCGAGAGAACCGTCCAGAACGCGGCCACACTGCTAGGAGGATTAGGCAGTCAAGCAACGCAGCAATTCACATCGAATCTCAAAGAACTGATTGCGACACTACCCGTCAATCCGAATGAGCTAGGCACTGCCGCCTACCAGGTTTTATCGGCAGGTATTACGGACGCCACGCAGGCAACCAACCTGCTGGTCCGCTCGAATCAGCTTGCGAAAGTCGGACTTTCGACGTTAGCCGAGGCCATAGATGTTACGACATCCGTCCTCAATGCTTATGCCGAATCGACACTCAAAGTAAATCAAATAACTGAAACCCTGAACGCAACGGTTGCTCTGGGTAAAACTACGATTGGACAAATTGCCCCGGCAATCGGTCAGACGTTACCTATCGCTGTCGAAATGGGTGTCCAGTTTGAGGAGTTACAGGGGATAGTCGCAGGACTTACCGCCGCCGGTCTACCGACCGCTACGGTTTATGGCAATCTGCGCCAAGCGCTGAGTTCGCTCCAATCGCCAACGACAGCGATGGGGCAGGCCATAGCACAGTTAGGCTTTGAGAGCAGCGAGGCTGCAATCCAAAAGCTAGGATTACTTGGCGTGATGCAGGCATTACGCGACCAGACACAGGGCAACACGACGCTGTTCGCTGAATATTTCAGTAGAATACAAGCGTTGACCGTAGCAATGGCCGTGACTGGTGCTCAGTCTAATCGCTTCAAGGAGATACAAGAACAGCTAGGGGATTCAACTGGAAATCTCACGGCTCGATACTTAGAGTACGAAACACAACTAGATGCACTACGGCAATCCGAGGCGAATCAGGATTTCATCAGCCTCCTCTTGACATTCGAGGAGATGGTCCCGGCGTTCAAGCGAGCAACGGCTGGGATGCGAGACTTCAAGAAGTCCGTCAACGAAGTGCTTGCCAGCACACCGCAACTCAACGCCGCGATACAAGCAATCAATGGCGGCGTATCGTTGATTGGCAAAAACGTGGGCTCTCTGTTTGAGATACTGGCAAACCTCTCGGTCATAGTTTTCCTGACTAAAGACCTAGCCAAGATGGGCACCTCGGCTAAGGCGGCAGGCACAGCCGTCACTGCAACAACCGCCGCACTTGGCCTATATGGGGCCAAGGCGAAAGTGGTTGGCGATGCCACACAGAAAACGGGTAAGGCTTTCAGCTCTTTATACTCATTGCTGACACGCGCCATTCCGTTCGTATTGCGTTTCGCCAAAATTTTCACACTGACAGGCGTCGCAATGATTGCGGCAGAAGTTGCCATGCAGTTGTTTGGCTCTAGCCTCATCAACCTGATTCCGAAGACAGACGGGGTTAAAAACAAGTTACTCGAACTTCAGGAACAACAACAGGCACTACGGGAAGAAGCCGAGCGTATGAAAAATCTGACCTCGGGCAATCTCGGGGGCATAGCTGAGGCGTTACTAACGTCAACGGAGGATGTGCCGTTTACGCTATCCGACGCGATCAGCCAAGGACTGATCGAAAGCAAGGCCGAGCTAGATGCGTTATTTGAGGAGATAGAATCACGGTCAATCGGCATCGACCTGGGCATCAGGGAAGATGGGACTAGGAATACTCTAGAAGACGCCGAGGCACAGCTCAAAGCCCTCGAACGCGAAGTCAGCAACCTTTCGTTAAACGTAAGGGTATTCGGTGATGAGTCTGGTGAGTACGCGCTCAAACAACGTCAACTTGGATTCTTACGTCAAGCCGTCGCAGATGCACAGGCCGCACAAGAAAGTGGGGAGGCTCGCTTAGCGGACCTTGCGAAGCAGAGGATTACCGCCGAGGCAAAATTACAAAAAATCTACGAGGCGCAAACAACTAAAGTCTCCACGCTGAACACACTGCTGGGCGCGGTCAAAAAGAACTTCGAGACTAGGATCAAGCTAGCGCAGGACGAGGCTAAGGCTCGCAAGCCGATACAGGACGCCCTCAAGTTTGAACTCGACAGGTTGAACGCCTCTGACGCTACTCAAGAACGTCGCCTGAAAAAGCAGCGGGAAATTGTACGAGAAGCACGAACGCAAACAGCACTCGATAACCAAGTGCTCAATGTGCAAATTGAACAAGCCTCAAAAGCTAGAGAAATAGCGGAACAAAAGACCCTCAACCTCGATAAAATCAAAGAGGAGGGGCTTGCGGTCGATGAGGTATTGCAGGCCCTAAGAGAACAGGGCGTAGCGGGGCTCAGCAATCTCAAAATCAAGGGCAAAGAATACGGCGCGAGCCTACTGAGTGCGGGCGTACAAAAATCCCTACTCGATACGTCGCTCAATGACGTTTCCGCACGCGAGGAAATAAGGAACGAATTACTGAGGCAGGTTGCAACAGAGCAAGAGCTACTGAACCGCAGGAATGAAGGGATCACGTTACTGGACAGGGAGCAGGCGAAGCTCGAAGATATGCGGCGTGCGATGGGCCAGCGTCCGCAATTCATGGAAACTCGTGACCAGATCGAGCGTGACCGTAAGATTGTTACGGACTTTTTCTCCGAACAGCTTGCCAACAACCAGACGCTTCAGTCGCAAACCGAGGCACGGCTCGCTAAATCGCGTAACGAACTCACGATACTTGAGGCCATCAACGCGCCGATAAGTAAGCGACTACAAGTCACCGACAGGATCATCAGGGACACTGAAAGGCTTGATCGCCTACAGGAGTCCGGGCTCCAGAAGCAGATAGAGGTAAATGCCGCCGAGCAAAAGCTAGGCGCTAGCCGCATATTCAACGCCAAGGCCGTTGAAATGTCGGGCAAGAGCCAAGAGGAACTGAACGAGTTAATACGTCAAGCGGGCATAGAGGAGTTCCGCAATCTCGAAATCGTCGAGGGCGTCAATGGCGCAATGCTACTCCGTAACAAGTTCAACCGCAGTAGCAACGAAAATCAGCAACGCGCAAAACAAATCGAAATAGAGCAATTCATGCTCTTACTCGAAAACGGCGAGCTGTTAAATCAGCAACAGAAAAACAGAGTGGCGTTAACCGACCAAGAGGTCTTGGCGCGACAACGTGTCGTTGCTGCGGTGAACGCTCAAATCGAAGCGCAGTTTGCGTCGCGCCTCAAGGCCGATGAGGCCATATCCCAACAAGGGCAATCGGAACTTGAGCGCATGAAGTTCGAGCTGCAACTGATGCAGCAGCAAGGGCTTTCTCGTGCTAAACAAATTGCTAAACAAAACGAAATACTGCGGCTCGCTAAAGAAATCGACACGGCGACGGAACGAACTCTACGTACCGAGATCGAGGCGTCTCGGCTAAAAGAGAGAGCATCGGCGGCTAACGCTTTCGACCTGCGCGTAATCAAGCAGAACGGTTTAGCCGTCAAGGACGTACTCAACACAAGCGAGTCGCTGACACTCGAACAGTTTAAGCGTGCGACGTTCATCAATCAGTACAACGGGCAGTTGGTCACTGGCTCCGAGTTACTAAACAAACAGGTATTTAGTACAGGGCTAATCAATCAGAATCAGAGAGACACGTACAACGCGGCGCGTGAAACGAGTGCCGTGCTTGATGAGCAGGAGTCCGCGCTGCGAAATCGTGTCAGCCTAGCTGACCAAGAGGCACAAGCAAGACAGCAAATCTTAAATCAGGCGAGAGTAGAGCTTGACCTTCTAGGTGCTTTCTCTGACGGCATCGGGCAGACGTTCGGGGACATACTGAGCGGCGAAGCATCTGTTAAATCCATATTCAAGAATATCGGTGATCTGTTTAAGGCCGAGTTCGTGCGTGGATTTACGGAAACCCTGAAAGCGAAACTGGACTTCGATAAAATCTGGGTTCAGAACATGACCGAGGACATACCCCAAGCGGCGGCGGAGGGCGCACAGGCAACAGCCGATGTATTCATTGAGCAACTTAGCCGTGTAGGCCAAGCCGGGGATGGCACGGTCATGGCGATAGAGGAATCTAGTGCCGGTGCTCTTGACTCGATCCTGTCGGCTGGGGAACAAGCGTCAGTGGCGGCGTCTGATGCTTCGGGGGAGATAATCGCGGGCACCGCCGAAAATGCGGCGAAGGCAACCGAGGTAGTCAAATCCGCCGGTACCTCGCTAGTCGAGGTCATGCTTAACAGTGCGTCTGCTATGCAGAACGCCTTTGCGAACGCCTTCGACCAAATCTTAGCGAAAATACCTTTCTTACAGAAAGCACTGAGCGGCCTTGAGGGCATCACCGGGGGCATCATCAGCGAGGGCACCGTCAAGGATTTCGCTATTGGCGCGGGCACGGGCGCGGCGATAGCACCTATCATTGGGGCGCAAAGCAAGCAGGAAAAACTAGGGGCTACGCTTGGTGCGGGCGTAGGAAAAGTCGTTGGCCCTCAAATCGAGAAAGCCATTGGTAAAGTAGGTAGCTTTATCGGCAAAATGGCGACCAAGATAGGCGAGACAGTAGGCAAGGCGGTAGGGCAACTCGGCAAATTATTTAGCCCTTTCCTGCCGTTTTTGGGCGAACTAGCCGGTGCCCTACTCGGCAAGTTGTTAGGCAGCCTGCTAGCACCGAGCGACAGCGATATTGCGCGTGAAACCTTCGCCGGGTTATTCAGCGATGTTCTCGGCGTAGATGTCTCAGAGCGCGGGTTTGACAGACCGGCGGTCGCATTGCAGGCCCCGCTACAGTCGCTTTCCGAATCGGCACAAGACGCGGCGTTAGCACTTGCCGTACTGGCAACTGGTGCCGTAGATGTGCCGACTAAATCAGATCGTTCATTCCAAATTGCATTGTCCCAGTTGTCGCTGTCTTTCTCGCAAAATGCGGGACTACTCGACAAGAAGGGCAAGGATCTCGTCGAGAAACTAGGCGGCGGTATCGCCCCCGCAATCGACTTATTCGTAGCGACACTCGAAGAAATCAACGCGAGGGTGTTTAAGATCGGCGGTAAGGGCTTCCTAGAACCCCTGCCGCTTGAGCAGCAAATTGCTACAGGGCGTGCAACGGCACTCTCCACGAACCGTGACGAGGCTCGATTGCAGTTGATTGAGGCTGGTGTGTTGCCCGACATTATTACGGGCATCGCGCAGATCATCGCACTGTTCGATGACAAGATTCCTCGTGCTCTTGCGGACATTCCCGAACAGGCTGTGAGGCAAGCCGTAGCCGCCGCGCTACGCAACCTACAGGCCGAGGTTGATATTTTTGATTTGGTCACGCAGGCGCAGAGAGAAGCGGCCAGAGTGATTCGGAATGAGGAGGTTCGCGCCGGGCAAACAGGGCTGCTTGACGATGAGGGGCAAGTTACGGCGGCGAGCCGACTGTTCACTGAGATAGCGCGACGGCTGACTTCTACCGCTGACGACCGAGATAGGTTCAAGCTGACTACTGGCGAGGGTGAGACTCGCCTACTTGGCGGAAGTGCTCAAGACTTCCTGACTTTCACCCGTGAGTTCTCTAAACTACTGATAGTTTCGACGAATAAGGCGGGGACCAAACTCGACATTGAGGGCGAGTCGCAATTAGACGCTAAGCAGCTCAAGCGATTGCTCAATCAGTTTGAAATAACCGCCGTAGAGGCGCAGCGAGTTCAGCAAGCATTACGTCAAACGGCATCGAGCATATCGGTGAGAATAGCGAGTGAGGTCGATGTACCGGATGGGTTCGACCGACGCCTCGACGAGTTGATTAACGAGTTCTTAAACGGCTCGATAGCCACAGTCGAGGAAGTTGTTGCGATTATTAACCGCGAGTTCCAGCTAAATCTCACCCCAGAGGATCTGGGCATAAGCGGCGATCAAGTTCTACGATTCCTCGAATTACAGCAAGATGCGTTCAATGCCTTAGCAGAAGGTCTAGTTGAGGCATCTGATGTCATATTGAGTGGCGGTAACGTAGATGAGGCCGTAGAGACATTCGGTCTGAAGCTCCGAGAGATCACGACAAAGCGCTTCGGTGAGGGAATCACAGATGCGTTCTTGAGAGGGGTAGACCTAGATAATCTACTTGGACAAGTGTTCTCGAACTTCGATGTTCGCTTACAGGCTCTATTCGACGCCGCCGAGGATGATCCCGATTTCGACTTTGCCGGTGGGCTGGATCAGTTAATAAGTGACACCGGGGCGGACTTTGACAACGCCCTGCTCAGAATCGACGCATTAGGACCAGCAATCGAAAAGTTCGCTGAGATGCAAGAGCGTATCGTCTTAGCGATGACTACCTTCACTCAGGCGGCAAGTATAGCGGAAGACTTCATAGACGCGATAGACATTTTTATCGCCGGGTTCAGCGACAATGCGGAACTACTTGAGGCGCAACGTGCCGCCGACAAGTTATTCAAGGACTTAGCGGAGCAACAAGAACGGGTCAATGAGATTATTGCACCCGCCATTGGTGCCGTAGCGGCTGACCCAAGCCGAGAGTTAACCCTGCCGACGGTGTTCGAGGAATTATCAGACGAGGATCTGAAAAGATTCATTAACGAGGCTGGCGAACTCGCCAGTCTGGTAAACGATGCGTTCAGCGCACAGATCAAGGCCCTACAGATCGAACTCCGAGCGGCGCAACAACTAGCCGACGTTCTTTTTGATGCCGAATCAGCACTAGCCAAAGTACGTGGCTTCGGCGGCGACGATCAAGACATTGCATTACGCGAGTTCGAGTCAGAGCGTGCTCGTGTTGCTAATTTAATCAGGCAGTTCCAGACTGGTACCGAGGCTGAAAGAGCGGCTGCGGCGAGAGAGCTAGTCAATCTAGGACCGGCGTTACTTGAACTAGCCGAGGCCGCTGGCTTTGACCCCGGATCATCGACGTTTGAGGCGGTGCGGGCATCGCTCGAAACCGTACTAGAGGATGTCATAAGCGAGTCGATTGCCGCCGAGGCGAGGGCTCAGCAGATTCAAGAAGAAATCCGTGACAAGCAAGCCGAGGCTGTCGCTAAACTTGAGGAAATCCGGTTACTGCAACAAGCCGCTAAGGAGGAGGCGGAGGCCAGAGCGGCGGTACAGGCGGCAAAAGACCAAGAGTATCAACAGGGCAACGGTCAAAACAATGCGTCCACGGCGGACGCGGCGCAAAAGACACTACAAAGACTCGAAACAGGCATCAACGTATTCCAAGTGGGTGCGGGCAAAGCGCAGGACGATCCGTTCAGTAAACTGTTTGGCGACAATGACACTAGCGGCGGGACGGGTCAGGGTCAACAAAGCCGTTCCTCTCAAAGCAGAGTGGGCTTGCTGTTAGACGATAACCGTCAGAGCCAAGTACAATTCCGTGACCCAGAGACGATGCGTCAGTCGTCAACCAGCAGTACGATAAACGTGAACTTTGGCGCGGAAATACCGATCAATATTGACCGTAGTAGTGACGACCCAGAGGAAGTTGAAATGGAACGCCGTTTACTAGAGATGCTACCGCGCTTGTTACGACGACCAATCGTCCGACGCACGATCAAGTCTATCTTTGATTCAGAACTCAGGAACTCATGAGCGCTTTCAAATATGCAATAGGAAGGCCGTTCACGCCAGACTTAGCGACAGCGCCCGTCACCTCCGGCACGGAGGGGGATTTCGTTATCGTCACCAATGCGAGTTCTTCCGACACGGCCACTGGGTACAGTCCTTACGATGTCGTTCATGAACATTTAGATAGAGGCTGGCGCAGTACGACTGGTGCTGGCAATAAGACACTGACGCTGAACACGGCCAGCGTGCAGCCAGATGCGATACTCATAGAGGGCCTTACCGTATCCGCTATACTCATAAGTGGAGGCGTCGGCTTAAAGGCGGTGTCACAAAATGTGCGGAATGGCAGAAGGCAAATCGTCGTGATCCCGACTTCCGCAGCAAGCACTTGGACGTTTACCTCGTCAAGCAGCTATCACGTATCGCCTTACGACTATTTCGGAATTGGCCGCATATCATTCATAAAAAATGGCGCGTTGACCACTATGACGACAAACTGGGGGGAGCCGTACAACTGGTCAGTCAACTCACAAGGCGGCGAAAGAACATTCGCGGGTGGATACGTAGAATCGACCAACACCAGCCAGAACTTCATCAATTTCCAGTTACAAGGATTGTTCGACCAATCCATTGCGGCGTCCTATGCGGACCCATTCCGATACTGCCGGATGGCGCGTGACGAGCGCGTGTTCCACTGGGAAGACCGGGACGACGACTCTGATAACACGTTAGGCTTTATGTGCCGCCGTGCCGGTGAGGGCGTCATCGTACAGCAGTACCCCTACTTTGATGTGGATGTGCCGATCAGCGAAGTGATTTGATGGGCAGCTTCACCTACAACTACCTAGTTCAAATCGACACGTCGAAGTTCGCGTTGCTAAGACAAGACGCGGGGCCGCTGACGGGGCTGTCGGGCGTTTACGAGGAACGGCTCGTCTCCGTACCTAGCGTCAACATCTCGTGCGGGTTTCTCAGCGAGGGAATTGCCAGCCAAGACGACGTGCGAATAGAGCTACGTAACGATGACGGGGCCCTCAATAGCTGGCTCGGCGCGTCAGATAAACGCAACAAGCAGGTAATCATCCACGAGATTCCGACGGACTCGACGACACCCGTCGCCATATTCTCCGGCCTCGTCAAATCCGTTGCGGCAACCGTCAACACCGAGGGTATCAGCGTCATTACTGTCTCGGCTGAAAGTGGCGCGGAGGGACTGTTCGAGACTCTGCTCCCGAACAAGGTCTATGAAAAGGGTACGTTCACGGGCATCTCCGATGACAAGCTGATCGCTGACAACTTTGGTAGGCGGTTTCCGGTGTGCATCGGCGGCACCAGAGAGCACGTACCGATGGTTCAGATTTCAGCCGACCCGGCGGCGGAAACCTACAGGTTTATAGCGATGCACGACCCCGCCCATGAGGGCGTCAAGTGCCGGGGGCACGTCAACACGGTCTATCGAGAATCGAGCGACGGTAAAATCCGCGTACTCGACCCAAGTTCGTTCACCCAGCAGATTGTAACAGACGCGGGTGGGTCTAAATATTTAGCGGTAGACTTCACCCGCGCCCAACGTAGCCGCATTTATGCTGACATCGAGGCGACCGAGTGCGATACGGGAATATCTACGTCCGTCAAAGGCCATTGGCTTTTCCGGCGTTCAACGGTTGACGAGAAAAACAACGTAGAGCTATATGCCGCCGATCAAGGAATCGGCGGTGTGCAGGCAGCCGCACTGTATGATTTCAGATCGGTTGATGATGCTGACGGCGAGTACGACGATGGCCCCAATTCGCTACCACTAGCCATACAATCTGGCGCTACCCCCGACTTCCAGAACGACAGATTCAACCAATCAGAGGGGGCGGTACGTAATCCCGTTATTGGCACACAAACCTACTACACTCTCGCTCATGCCTCAGACCTCAACTTCGGTGGGTTAGCTAGTCACTTTTATCAGGGTTACTTCAAATCGGACGCTGGCGGTGGCCTTATCGGTGATTTCAATTCACTGAGCGGAACCGTTTACCGAAAAGGCCCAGTCGATTCGAGTGCTGGCGCAGTCATTGTCAAGTTCGTCCAGAATCAACCGTTCTTGGAGATGTGGTTCTACAATGGATCTACCGTCATACTCAAAAATGTATCGGCAACTGGGGGCGTAGTAAGCGATGGCGATTGGCATAAAGTTACGTGGGAAATTGACCGCGCAGGCGGCACGGCAAACATATACATTGACGATGTACTACAGGGAACGACTTCACTGAGCGGCGTGTCGTCCTCATATACGCTAGACAACACTGACGATGCCTATGTACTTTCCCGTGATGCGACGCGGGAGAAGTTCACTGGCACAGTCGATAGCTTCAACATATATCGCGGTCGCCATCAAGACTTCGGTGCTAGTTTCACGACTGGACATTCCGGCCAGTCCACCTCAGCCTACTCGTTTCCAGATGACACATACCTGACCCTCAACGCGACATCTACGAACAACGCCTTATTCGATCCCGGCGCTGACGACTTTGTTGCAATGTTCTGGTTTATGCGGAACGGCGGAACTACACAGTACATATTTCAAAAAAACGATGAGTCAGCTAATGGCTATGGCGTACAACTTACAAGTACCGGCACAATATCATTCGGCTACGGCAGTAGTAGCTTTACAACAACCGCGTCTGGATTAGATGATGGCAAATATCATCAGGTCTGGATTCGCGTAGACAAAAGCACCTCGCCAGATACGGTAAGCATTTTCGTAGACGGCGCAAAGCAAGAATGGTCGAGCAATGTGACGACGCCAGTTACGACCAATTTTGCGTTACAAGTCAGCTCTAGTGTCATCACCAAAGACTTTAGTGGCGACCTAGACGAGCTGTTGATTGCAATGGGTTCTGGCGCGGCGTCTGACTTCACCGACGATGTAATTCGCACGCAATATATGACCGCAACGGGAAATCCGGCGCGGGTTATACGTCGCGCACTGGAATCGAGCGACTGGGGTCTAGGCCAGAGCGTCGATGCGACCAACTTTAATCAGGCCGAGGACGACTTCAATACTTACGGAATCAGGCTGGACGGCGCGTTACACCTGGAGAAAACCGCCCGGTCCTACATCGAGGAGTGGCTGAGCACACTAGGCGCATTGATCCGAAACGACGGGATTAACTGGCAGATAAACTTTGGCTGGAAGAACTACGACAATCCTTCAGATACGGCTACTGAGTTTGGATTCCTCGACGGCAAGTACCAAAACGTCGGTGCGATAGAGCTAGCAAGAACAGACTCAGACGACATACCGCAAAACATCGTAGTGCGGTTTTTCCCGAACAACGACCCATCGGCGGAAAGAGAAAGCGACTACCTGTATCAGACTGAGGCACGAACAATAACTCCAAGCGGGGGCGTCGTGGGCAGTGGCGAGGAAACAAAGTTCATAGACATGGGCTTTGTT